TTACCTTTGCCTGTTGTTAAATTACAACCTCCACCAATAGAACCATCACATTCATGTGTATGATAGAACCATGTCGCAGGTTTAGTGTATAGTATTCCTAGAATTAGAAACACAAATAATATTATTGCAATAATAAATTCTCTCATTATTTATATTATAATTCTATTTGAAAACCAATCTGGTACTTGTCTTTTTGTCCATTTAGCAAAATAACTTTTTGCCTCTATGTAATAATTATGATAAGACTTGATACTATCACCTGGCACTATACATTGTGGAAAATGTGACATCGCAGGTGGTGGATCTCGCCAACCATCTTGTTTAATGTTCTTTGGTGCATTTTTCAATACATCATTCAATAGAGCATTTGTGCTATGTATTTTATTACCATATCTATATGAATATTCTTTACCTAGTTCTACAAACAGAGAATATAACCAGTCGTATTGTGGTTTTGTTTCTCTTGCCCATACAGCAGAAGGGTGATAATAATGTACCGCTTTGTAAATAGTATTATCTAGATTCTCATTTTCTAGTTTATATCGTTTTACATTACGACCAGTTTTACTTTTAGCTGCATATTGAACACCATCAACCATTCTATGTGCCGTAGATAATAATTGAGCATATTCAACTATCATTTTAACGACATGTTTGTCCACGTGTTGTTCAGCAGCAATACGAGGATCTTTGTGTAAATAAAAAATATTCATTAACTAGTAAATGACATGTCCCAAGAAACAATTCTTTTAATATTTTTTGATGTATTTGGTGAACTAAAATGTTGTACAAATTGAGGTATAACTATAATGTCACCCTCACCAACTGATATTTCTGAATAGATTGTATGATCACTAACATAATCATTCCAAGGTTGAATATAACTTGTCATTGGTGCTTGATCATTCATATCTAGATAAAGAATACCAGAAAGTCCTGTAGAACCATGATTATGTGGAGGGTGATGATCGCCTTTTTTGTAACTAACAGACCATATATCGTTGATACGAAAATCTCTTTTAATTACATTAGATAAAACAGCAAATTCTTCTTTAAATAATTTAACAAAAGTATCAGCAAAATTTGGTTTAGGAACACTACGATTTGTTAAAAATGTTTGTTTACCTTGTTTTGTTTCTGGATAGTTTTTTAAAAGTTTTTCAACCTCTTTCTTTTTCTCTTTAAAATTTAAAGATGACATAGACCAATATGGTATTTTAAATAATGTTTGTTCTATCATTGTGTTCTATTATATCAGATTTTTGTTTATTTGTCAATTAAAAAAACTTATTTAACTATACTATACCAACCTGTTGTGATATATTTTTCTTTTGTGTGACTAATTACACCTCGATGTGTATGTGTCCAGTGTGCAGGCCATATTAACGTTAATCCTTTTTTAGCAGGTGTTGTTAAATTTTGATAAAGAAACTCTGTTCCGCCATCTTCTACATCATTTAAGTAAGTCATAAAAACTAATAGTCTATCAGAAACTCCTCCTTCTTCAAAATGCCATGCTTTAAAACCACCACCTGGTAAATATTTTTGTAAATTATATACTTCTAATATTCGAAATGGTGCTGAATATTTTACATGCTCAAATTTCTGTATATATGCGTCCATACATTTACTTAATTCTTTCATATAGTCAACATATGGGTGTAATAATACATCAGAATAAAGTTTTAAATCGTAACTATCTTTATAATCTAAATCTACTTCATGGTTATCAGAATCTTTATTACCATATTTACCACGACTGGTATTATCTGTATTGTTTTCATATGATTGAATCATAGCATCACAGATTTTATCATCAATAAACCAACCACCCATTAGTGTTTCTTTTGGTAACTTAAACTCAATCATTTACTCTATAAAAAATATGTGAATCTATTCTGGTGACTTTTTCTAACTTAGATGCCCAATGTGGATTTACATAATGAGCGTGGTAGTGTGTGGCGTCTTCAACTATATTTGGAACCATATCTCTCATTGATATTAAAGCACTTGCAATTGTTTTTGCTTGATACCATGCATCTAGGTTTCTAATTTTATCTGATTTGCCATCACAATACCAACTGAACTGGCATTTGTGTCTAACAGGAAAATCTTCCGTCCAGTTGTAGGTTGGACCTTGACGAATTACTTCACAAATTGTATTAGGATATTTTCGACTATTAACACGATTTAAAACAACTTGACCAACAGCAATTTGACCTGCTTGTGATTCAGATTTTGCTTCGAAATAAATGTTTTGTGCCAAACAATCTAAATCATTGTTCTTTGGTTCATAAACTTTCGCATCACCATATCCCCACCAAACAATAGCAAAGATAAGAACGATAACGAATAGACCAGAATTTGATTGTGGATTATGGTTCAAAGATCACCTATCTTAAATTTTTTAATCACATTTTTAGTAGGTATAACAGTCGTATTACCACCGTCTGATAAACCACCTTTATCATCATAAGAATAATCACTCATTAAGATATGCACTTTTCTATCTTTTTTTACTAACCATCCAGTTGATACACAAATAGCAGGTTTAGAGTTTTGAATATCTTTCATATCTCGCCACCCAGCATCACTCTGAATATCTTCCCAATATACCAAATAGAAATCATAGGTAAATGGTATCTCTGGTATCTCATTATTAAATTTTTTTGTTTTACTCTTGGTCATTATGAACCTCTTTGAGATGTTCAATAATACCGTCTAAAGATTCTTGTATGGTGTCTATGTTCTTTTCTATAATTTGAATATCTGTTTGCATTTGTTTGGAATCAAAGTCACTATCACCTCTAGTTAACATCGACAGTAGAAATGCCACAGTCATTAAGAATGTCACAGATAATAATGTCACTTTGATACGATCATATTTTCTATCAAAGTCCTCAATCCAACGTTGAACTTTTAATTTAGTTTGATAATACATCTTTATATTTTTCCTCTACATCTATTTGCAAATCTCTTTTCACACCATCTAACATTGATGGTAGATAAGTTTCTAATATTTCTATGGAATCCATAGCAAATAAGTAAGCGGCACGTTGTAGTTCTGCCGATATTACTGCCTTGTTATCTATTCCGCCTCTAATGTTCTCGGTAATAATATGACCAAGAACTGCCTCGTTATAGGTTTGTGCCTTAGCTGTTGCCACAAAACCTAATAGTGTAAAAAATGATATACTAAAAAGTAAAAATGTTAATAAACGTATCATTGAATAAATGCTCCGTAGATTGCATTTATGATTGTTAATACAGTTAATGCTGATAACGGACCAACAATAGACCAAAAGATAAGTTTGCTAACAAATTTATCAGCAAAATCGCTAAACTTCTTTTGCCAACTAAGCATAGGCACCCTCCATTTCATCATCTAAGATTTCACAAGCAATACTATAATCAATATCGTCACCTGCCCAAACGTCAGCATTTTCTACTTCGATAAGAGATTGTATTGCCTCATCTCTGGTAATAATTTCATCTTTATATGCAAGTTTGATTTCTTCAACCTTGTCTTGAACTTGGTCATATAACCATTCTTTTACTTTACTCATAATGTATTCTCCTTAAAATATGTGTGGGTTAATTCTTTCAACGTCTTCAACAGCAGTATTATAATCAATTAAATCTACCGCATTAAAAACACATCTATTATCCACTGTTTCAAATATTTTGATATCTGAAGCAATGTAGTTATCGATCAAATGATCTTTAGCCTTCATTACTTGAGCATGAGTATTTAAAATACTGTCTGCCCATTCACTAGAACCATGTTCTTTGTAAATAATCTTATATCTTGTTTTCATATCTATACATTATCAAATATTACCGTAATAGTCAAGCACTAAATTGGCACATTTTGTCGCACCTAAAAGTGTTGATTTTACTTACTTTTTCATAAAAGAATCGTTCCAATTAAATGCCTCTTTGATTAGATTTGCCGTCAAACCCTTATATTTTTTATTTAATTGTTTATCTTTACATGCGATTAGTAGGTTTGCCTCTTCGGAAGTTAGACCTTCTAATATCTGAACGAACATTGCTTCTCGTTTATTTTGAGATAGGTTTGGATTACCACCTTCAATAAAGTGATATAACCTTCTTGCTTCTCGTTTGAGATAAGTATGTTCTGTGCCTTCTGGTGCACCGTTTTCGTTAAATGGTGGTCTTTCTTCTGGTAATTGCCAGACTATTTTAGGATCAAACCCTGCTTTCAATACCATTCTTAATTCTGCTGTATCATAATGCTGTAAAACTTTTAACTTTTTAGGTTTATCTTTTGCATTATTTACTTTTAATAATATCTCATGGAATGTTAGGGTTGGTCCAAACTTTCCTTCTTCATCAAATGCCATCTTTAAAACTCCTGTATGTTTCCGATTAAATCGTTTAATTTATTTTTAACAAAATAGTTTAGTATCTTATGTCTCCCGGCAGTTTTTACACTATCAAATTCTGATAAGATACTTTCTTCTATCTCTTTAGGTATATAGTCGAAATCAACAAGTCGCTGATTTCTTTGAAAGTTTCTATACTGATATTCATTACAGAAACCTTTTGGATCACTATCAATCCAGTAGTCTAATTTCTTTTTACTAATAGGTTTTTGCCTAATACCATTGACGAATGTATCGTCTGGCGATAAGAAATTAGGTACTCCGTCACCACGATCACCTTTAAGAACATGTTCTTTTATGTATCTCAAAGGATCCACACCATCTACCCACTTCTTTAATATTGGTGCATATTGTTTTACACCATCGTATTTTTGTAATTGTATGAAGTCTTTATCACTTGAAAGTATTAATACCTTACCACCAGTATTATGTTTTACAAGTGTTGCAATAATATCATCTGCTTCTGCACCATAGATATCCATAACTTTCCATGGCATATTTTCTTTGAGTTCATCTCTTACTTTATTGAAAATAGAAAAGATTAAATCCCAATCAAGTGTATCACCTGATCTACTTTGTTTTCTACCCCATTTGTAATTTGGAAATATTTCTCTACGCCAATAATGTCTGGAATCACAACAAATAACTATATCACCATATTCTTCACCAAATCTAGTATTAAAACTCTTAATGGTATTCAATACCATATGTCTTATCAAGTCTTCGCTGACATCATCATTATTGGATCTACTACCTAATTGTGCCATTAGGTTTGAAATCATTACTTGGTTTAAGTCAATCAAAATCATTCTAATTCTTCACCTTCAAATTCCACAGTCTTTTCTGTTGGTATAACATATTGAATCTGTGAATAATATTTATCTTGTTTTTTATCATGCTTTATTTTCATCATTTTGTCAATCATAATATGCATTGGGTGTTTCAAATCAAACTCTTTATGTATCAATGCTCTTAATGATTCAATAAAGAAACCAATCTCTTTAAATGTTTTCTTTGAATCTTTCCAATTAGTAGACCCTATACCCATACCCTCTGTTTGCCATTCGTGTATTAGACGAACCATATAATCATCTACTAAAGAATTAGCAAAATCTCTGGATTGTTGTTCCAGCATTTTTTGATCTAATTCTATATCAGACTGCTTCGATTGTTTTTGGATTATCTTTTTTTGTGTTTTGAAGTCTATTATTTCTGCTGTCATAATCTTTTATCGCTTCTTTCAATTCAAAAAATTCAAGTATGCCATTTAATCCGAGTTCTTTTTGAAATGCTTTCTTTTGTTGCTGTTCAAATTTCTCACGCATCGTCTGGTACTGTTTGTCGTTCTTTATTTCCAATGATATCTCCCTTATAATTGATATAACCTTTGTCAAGTAAATATTCTTTCAAATGATTAAAACCACCAACTACTTCTTTGTCAATAACAATTTGAGGAGCTTGTTTCACATTACGTTTTAGATGTTCAACCAATTCTTCTACAGTAATATGAATACCAATTGTAAATTCCTTATATGCTAGTCCACATTTAGTCAGCAAGTCTTTTGCCTGAACACAATGAACACAGTTGGGTTTTGTATATATTTGTATATTCATATTCTTATTTATATAGATTATAAAATTGCCTCTAATTCTTCATCTGTAAGGGATTCTTCAGCATCTGTCAAACCAACATCATCAGACATAATCTGTTCGTATAGATTTTCTTCTTTTTCATCTAAATCAGTGCCTTCTGATTCATTAACTATTGATGGCCAATTACCAGATTCATTAAATTTAATTAAATTTTCCCAATGAATATCATATGGTAATTCCATTCTTTGGTGTTTCTTTAACCACTTTACAATCGTTTTAGTATCAGAATTTTTAATTTCTGACCACTCATTGTATATCATTGATAGTGGTTTTATTTCTTTAGGCATCTTTTTTACTCTCCTTTTGTTTTTCTTGTTCTGCTTTATATTGTACTCCTGAGACATACTTTAGTTTCTCAACCCTGTTCTTTACACTCTTAGGCATCTTGCCTCTAAACTTAGTCGACCAATAATCTAACTCTTTTACATTGTCTTCTAAACTTTGTTGAAACAACATTCTAAAAGATTCTTCACTCATAAGACCTCCAGTCTTTTCTCATTTGTTTATAGTCTTCATCAGAACAAACTATATCTCTTGCCCTTTTGAATATTTTTGCTGATTGTGCCTTTATACTTGTCGCCCAATCTTTTTCTTGTGGTCTTACATTACCATTCTTATCATATTTTTTACCATCTTTATGGTTGGCATATCTTCTTGCCCTTGTAAAACCCATCTCTAAAAACTTTCTTGCCATATCCATACCTACAAAATCATTTTTATCTTTATATGTGTGATATAAAAATAATATTCTCGTTGCTGATATCATTGCTTCAGCAGGTGTTTTAAATCGCCAATATTTACAAATATCATCTGTGTAAGGTCGAACTAAAAGAACACCTTGTTCACCACGACCTATTCTATATCTTTTATCGTTAGGAATAAACAAAGTATTTTTATAATCTAAATCGTAATCAAACTCTTTCATTTTTTCTTTTTTTCTTTCTTTGTTTCTTCGCCATTTTCGCCTCTACCTTCACATCTATCCACAAGCTCTTTGGCAGGTGCTTTACCATCTCTTAACTTTTTCCATTGTTTAGATACCTTTAAAGATATTTTCATAACCTCTTCCTCTTCTGCCCACCACTCATCAAAACTTTTATCTTTCTCTTTCATTACTTACCTATATCTTTGATATCATCTTTACTAATAACTTGATATGCACCTTTATTATATGCAGGTGCCACAGTAAAGTTATGTTCAATTGCTTTTCTCTTTGGTGCACCATTACCCATGTGAGTAGTATTCATTGATTTGATTGCCACTGTCTTTCTTTTTTTATCTGCATTTAACATATTGATATCATTAAATGCTGTGTATTCAGATTTTGGTATCTTTTTATATCCGATAGATTTGAGATACTCGGCATGATTCTCTCTTGCTTTTTTGAGAGATGGTGTCAAGGGTAATCTCTTTCTCTTTTTAAATTTTTCTCTGATATAAAATAATGGCATTATATTTTAAGATGTTTAACTGGTTGACCTTCCCATTGTGTTTCTACTACTGAATCTTTTGTGATCAGTGGGTACTTATCCCAACCATGTTTCTCCACAAGTATTTTAATTAAATGTGTATATACATACTTTGTTTCTTTTACTGTATCATCTTTTTTACTCATTGTCAAGCCTTTCATCGTGATTAATCATTATTACTAATACGTGGATAAGTGCTGATATACCAATAAATGCTGATAAGGCAACATATATCCAATTTGTTTCGCCTACTTCATTTACCAAACCAACTGTGACAAAAAATGAAGCAAGTGATACTAAAAATAAAAATTTAATCATTATGCTGATAATCCTATCAATAATATTATCCATATAACTAGAATTTTCCAGATGGTGGATGGTTTTAATATTTTGGCAAGAAACATAGCAGATACACCTACTCTTGTTTTGCTATCTGCATGTTTAA